CACTTTTCTTTTTTGTAATGGTTATTTTCTGATGATGACCATCCTACTGTGGTGTCCCACTCATCTATTAACAATATTAACTTTATGGTTTCATTAGATCGCTCGACTTTAGCTGAAATCACCGATAATGATATCGCAGCCGAATACACGTTGACCCATCTGTTAGATATGATTACTGAGGGTAGTACTAGAGATTTACTTGCTCCGTTAGGTGAATCACTTGGTTCTGATAAAATCCTGAGTCTTTGGGATGATATCTATCATAGTAATAAATCGAAAATAAATAAAGTTCTGGATAATATAGAGATGTCCAACCGTGAAAAATTTGGGCCTAGGTCTATAGCAAAGCCTTGGTCTTCACGCAAGGAGAAGTTTTACTCAACGTTTGGATACGGTGAGGATTTGGATTTACCTGTGCCTAAATCGGACAATTCATTAAGGCTGAGACCTCTGAGTATCACCGAGGCCACGAAATACCTGAAAAATAGCACAAACTCAGGTTTACCTTACCTTAGAAAGAAAGTAGCCGTGAAACCTTTTATAGTTGACAAATTCCATAGTACTTATGGTCGGTTTCCAGCTGTGTTATTTACTAGGACACAAGAAGGTGGCAAAACTAGGGATGTTTGGGGTTACCCAATATCAGACACTCTTGGCGAGTTGATGTACTACCGTCCACTTCTAAGCTATCAATCTAAAGCACATTGGCGTGCAGCCTTACTGAGTCCAAAGTCGCTTGATAAGGCGATGAACTTAGTTTTGAAGCAAAACAAATTAAACGATCAGTATCTCGTATCCAGCGATATATCTGGTTATGACAACGATTGTAAATTCAGTCTTCAAAAGACTGCATTTAATTATATAAAATCACTCTATATGAAGCAGTACCATTCTGATATAGATGTGATTTTCTCAAGGTTTAACACTATACCAATCGTTTGTCCTGATGGTGTGATTACTGGCCCTCATGGTATACCATCTGGTTCAACTTTTACAAATGAAGTTGGATCCATAATACAATATAGTGTATACGATTCTTGTGGTTGTGTTGATATGCGAACTATCCAATGTCAGGGAGATGATGGAATTGTTTCAACGTCCAACCCTGATGTGGTCTTCCAACAATTCGAAAAGTATAACCTTAAAATTAACGTAGATAAATCTGATGTTTCTAAGGAGTATTGCACTTATCTCCAGTTCCTTTATCATCCAGACTACGTAGGTTCCGACAACCTAATCGGAGGTGTGTATTCTACATATAGAGCTCTGAATAGAATAATCCACCTTGAGCGCTTCATTGACTTATCGAAAGAGGATATAGATGGTAAAGATTATTTTGCTATTCGTACTATATCTATTTTGGAAAATTGTAAGCACCATCCTCTGTTCAAGGAATTTGTCCATTTTGTATGGACTCTTGACAAATATAAACTGCACACGAGCGACCTGGGCATACGTCAGTTCGTTGATTTGAAACGTAGGCAAGAAGGTAAAGACGTTAGTTTCTCTGTATATACTTATGGTGACGAAATAAGGAGTATTAAAGATTTCGAAACTTTTAAGCTTATCAGTGAATTTAATCGTAAATAGATTCGGTTAGCACTTCCGTG